GTGACCCTAGACTCACCATCAATGACATACAGGTATATCCGCAACAAAATGGCATATTGATACAGTTAGAAGTTACAATAATAAACACCACCAACGCTGAAATACTCAGCATATTCTTTGACGAAACTACTCGTAATGCCAGTTACGTATAACTGCGCCGTTTTATTTCTCAATAAATAAAGCACAAACGAGAGAACCATGGCCACAACCACAAGACAAACAGCAATATTCGGCGTAGAAGATTGGAAACAGATCTACCAAACCTATCGCGAAGCTGACTTTCAAAGTTATGATTTTGAAACTCTGCGCAAAAGTTTTGTTGATTATCTGCGTTTGTATTACCCTGAAACATTCAATGACTACATTGAATCGTCAGAATTCATTGCCTTGCTGGATGTTATGGCTTTCATGGGCCAGGCACTGGCTTTTCGCACAGATTTAAACACACGAGAAAACTACATAGACACTGCTGAACGCAGAGATAGTGTGGTGCGTCTTGCCAACCTGGTCAGCTACACTGCCAAACGCAATACAGCGGCCGAAGGCTATCTCAAAGTATTCAATGTGACCACAACTGAAAATGTTGTGGACTACAATGGTGTCAATCTCAGCAACGTCACTATAAACTGGGCTGATCCAACCAATGTGGACTGGCAAGAACAATTTACTGCCATTATCAATGCTGCCTTGGTAGATAGCCAAAAAGTAGGCCGCCCAGGTAATCGTCAAACCATCTTGGGGGTGCGTACAGATGAGTATGCTATCAACTTGGTACCAGGGTTTTTGCCGGTGATTCCTTACACTGCCACAGTGGATGGCGTCAACATGCCGTTTGAAGCTACCACTAGTACTTCTGTGGGCAGAGACTATGTGTATGAACCAGCACCGCAGCCCAACACAGTGTTCAATGTGTTGTTTAGAAACGACCAACTGGGATTTCAGTCAGCCAACACTGGTTACTTTTTCTTGTTCAAACAAGGTGTGTTGCAGAATCAAGACTTCAACTTGGCTGAACGCATTGCCAACCGCACAGTGGATATCAACATTGAAGGTGTCAACAATATAGACCGTTGGTTGTTTCAACTAGACAACCTGGGCACAATCAGTCGCGAGTGGCAGTACGTGGACAATGTGTACACAGCGGCAGCACAACGCGACAATGTGTTGCAACCCATTTATTCAGCAACTTCCAGAGCCAATGATCAAATCACCATGATATTTGGTGACGGTGTGTTCAGTGAAATTCCGGTGGGTGTGTTCCGTGCTTATGTTCGAGCAAGCAATGGTTTGCAATACATCATCAATCCTGAAGAAATGCAAAATGTGGTGTTGCCCATTACCTACACTGATCGCAACGGTAACCTGCAGACCATTACATTCACTTGTGGTATCACACGTCCTGTGAGCAATAGTCAGGCACGTGAACCCATTGCTGAAATCAAACAACGTGCGCCTGCAAGATACTACACACAGAATCGCATGGTCAACGGTGAAGATTATAACCTGTTCCCATACACACAATACAACTCAATCATCAAGAGCAAAGCATTAAACCGTGCGTCAATTGGTACCAGTCGCTATCTTGACTTAGTGGACAACACTGGCAAGTATTCATCGACCAACACATTCTCAAGTGATGGTGCGCTGTGGCGTCAAAACATCTTGCCTACCATATTGTTTTCTTGGGACAATCGTAACGACATTGCTGATGTCATAACCAATCAAGTTCAACCTGCCTTGATCGGACCCACAGTCAAACAGTTTTACTATGAAAACTTTCCAAGAGTAACCAGCACCACAGTGCCTGACAGTGTGACATGGTTGTCTGGATACACTTGGAATCAAAGCACCACCATGGCCAATGAAACCACTGGCTATTTTAGAAATACCACAACCAGTGCCACATGGCCTAATGGTACTCCTATTCCCATTGGCGATACCACCACAACAATGTTTAAATATGTGATTCCAGGCGCACTGATCAAATTTGTGCCACCTACTGGCTATTACTTTGATCGCAACAATCGACTGGTACTGGGCTCGCCAACTCGTGCAGATGAACGAGTAGAAATCTGGGTCAGCCCTCAACTCATTGTGGGTGATGGCTACAACGGTGGCCTGGGCAATCTCAGTTCAGGTGCCGGACCAGTTGTCATCAACAACTTTGTGCCCACTGGCGCCATTGTAGACACAATTATTCCGTTGTTTGTTACAGACTTGCCCACTGCGGTGGAACAGGCCATGACTGAACAAATTTTATTAAATCGCAATTTTGGCCTAGGCTATGACAGCAATGGTGACATAACCGGCACACCTTATACCTGGTACATCATAACAAGCACCAATCTCAAAGTGTATGAAAGCAATGGAACCACTGTGGCAGCGTGGAGCCAACAGTATGCTGATCAAGATGCACCTGGACTAGACTCATCTTGGATGATATCATTTGTGGTACAAAATCAAAACTACACCATCACATTCCGTGGCCTAGCCTACAACTTTGGTTCAGTGCTACAAACACGTTTCTTCTTCTATGATGATCAACTGGTTTACGACAGTCGCACAGGCACCATCATCAAAGATTTTGTCAACATCTTGGCAGTGAACACACAGCCCAACTCAACACAACCCCTGCCTGGTGACATCTACACCACCATCATTGGACAACCTGTGGAAAGCGATGGTTATGTGGATGACTTTCAAGTACTGGTAAGTTATCGTGATGCAGACAATGACGGTGTGCCAGACAACCCAGACTTTTTTGATGAAGTTGTGGGACCTGCTACCACTGCAGGACCCTATGTGTTCCTGCAACAAACAGTGGACTTTGACAACCTGCAACGTTACTTGTTGGTTGAACAAGGTGTTGTAATCTATGACTACGGTACACTGGACGAAATTGAACTGGCCAAAACTGAGTGGACTCCTGGACAAGTGTTTTACGCCTACGAAGAAGATGCTTTCTATCAACTCAGTATTTCAGTCACAGGTGTTCGTACCATTATCAGCGTCAGCGGTTGGATAGCACAAACTGGCAGACAAAGTTTGTATTTCCAGTACCGCCACAATAGTCCACTCACCAACAGAATTGACCCAGGAACCACCAACATCATTGACTTGTATGTTGTCACACTGAGTTATTACACTGCCTATCAAAATTGGCTGCGTGACACCACAGGCACTGTGATTGAACCAGACATGCCTACCATTGATGAACTCACAACTGAATATCAAAACTTGCAAGACTACAAGATGATTTCAGACAACATAGTGATCAATTCGGTGGTGTTCAAACCGCTGTTTGGACCCAAGGCAGCACAGCAGTTGCGAGCCACAATCAAAGTGATTCGTGCGCAGAACAGCACAGCCAGCACCAGTGAAATAAAAAGTGCTGTGCTGGCCGAAATGAATGCATATTTCAGCATAGACAAATGGAATTTTGGCGACACATTCTACTTTTCAGAACTGGCAGCATATCTGCACAGTCAACTGGGCAGCATAATCAGTTCTGTGGTATTAGTACCGCTGGATCAACAAAAGAGTTTTGGCGACCTGTATGAAATTCGCAGCCAGCCCAATGAAATTTTTGCCAATGGCGCGGTCATTGACAACATAGATGTAATTGAAGCATTGACCAGTACCAACCTGCGTACTGCACCAGGCAGCGGAGTAATTTAATGGCACGTACAAGATCAGTTGATTTTCTTCCACAGATATTTCAAACACCAGTCAACAAACAATTTTTGGCAGCCACTTTGGACCAGATGGTACAGGAGCCCAAGTTTAAAAAGACACAGGGCTTTATTGGTCGTACAGTGGGACCCGGTGTCAACCCCAACGACCGGTATGTGGTTGAACCAGACAAAACACGTCAAGACTATCAACTAGAGCCAGGTGTTGTTAGTCTGGAACCTGACACTGACAACATCAAAAATGTCATCACGTATCCGGGCATCAATGATGCCATTGGATTTCAAGGCGGAGACCAAAACAGATCAGACCAACTGTACAACAGTGAATACTATACCTGGGATCCATTTGTTGATTATGATAGTTTTGTAAACTTCAGCCAGTACTTTTGGGTACCTGAAGGTCCTCAAACAGTGGATGTGGCTGCTACAAGTTTGCCCACATCAGCTAACTTTGTGGTCACCAGAGCCAATGGTGTTTACACATTTTCAGGTGTATCAGGAGACAATCCCGTCATCAACCTGGTGCGCGGCGGCAGTTACACATTTCAAGTAGCACAAAATGCCACAGAAACTGTGAATTATCGTGTGTCAAACAATGGCATCACATCATACTTGATAGACAACCAGGCCAATCCTACTTTGACCCTGGTGCGAGGCAATACCTATGTGTTTAACATCACTCTAAATGGAGTGTATCCGTTTTGGATCAAAACTGAACAGATCTTGGGCACAGGCAATTCGTACAACACCGGAGTCACACGCAATGGCAGCAGTTTTGGTCTTGTGACATTTACAGTGCCTCAAGACGCTCCTGATACTTTGTATTATGTCAGTGAGAATCAACTCAACCTGCAAGGTGTCTTTGAGATTGTAGACGGTACTCCAGGAACAGGGTCTGGATTCTGGATTCAAACCACACCAGGAGTTGCAGGGGTAGTTCCTGCCACACCCAATATTAGCAACCGAGATGTGTTTGGTGTGACCAACAACGGTGACGATCTTGGCATTATTTCATTTAATGCACCACTTAAAACTGCACAACAATTTTATTACAATTTGACTGATGTAGGCCCAATTGATTTGTTGACCACATTAGAATACAGTCAAATTAACAATCAGCCCTTGGATGCATTCATTGCCACTTACGGAGGTATTGATGGTATCACATACTTGAGTACCAGAACGTTGGTATTTGTCAACGATGCCAACGATACCAACGTTTATCAAATTGTGATCAACACAGTTGGTGGTATCGACTACATTAATCTAGTCATCATTTCCACAGTTGCCGCTAACGAAAAATTTACTATCAGTTATGGTGTAACTTACAGCAACACCAGCTGGTATGCAATTGCCGCAGGATATTTTCAACAAATTCCTTTGTTGTCCGCAGCTCTTGACACATTATACTATCAAGATGGCACTGATCCAGAAATTTTTGGGCGTATTTTGTTGTTGGATCCGGTTGAGTCCAGTACGACATTTATTGACCAAATATTAGGACAACCCAATTACACTTCGCCCACCGGTGTGGCATTTACCAATGGATTAAAAGTTAGATTCACTGGAGATGTGGTTCCTGCCAGTTATGGATCAGGAACCACATCAGTTGTTTGTATTAGTACCACTGCTGGTGTCAATTACTTTACCTGCGAAACCACAGCAGGACTGTACGAAGGTGAACAAATCATATTTCCAGTTACCGGCAATGGTGTGATAGAAGGACAAATTTACTACATCAAAAGCATAGCAGCCAACGGCATTCAATTTTCTATAAGCACAGTGGCCGATGGTGCCACAGTAATATTGAGCACTGACGCTTATCAAAACACAGCCACAGCCATCAGCAACAATGAATACTATGTGGCTGGAGTGGGTACTGCAATTGAATTGCTACCTGTTAGAAATTTCATCACACCTGAAAGTTATGTGGAAGATGCCAATGACAGTACCATTGCGTCTGAACCCAACCAACCCGACTATCTCACTATTGATCGGGCCAGCAAAGATTTAAATTCCTGGACTCGTAGCAATCGCTGGTTCCATGTAGATGTCCTGTTGGCCACAGCAGAGTACAACAATGTTGTGGCTGTGCTGGACAACAACTATCGAGCCAAACGTCCTATTATCAGTTTCAGACCTGATATTAGATTGTACAACATGGGCACCGAAGGCAAACAGCCAGTGGAAATCATTGATTTCTCAGAAACTGATGCTTTCAGCAACATTGAAGGCAGCACAGGATACACTGCAGATGGATACACATTTGTTGATGGCAGCAGAGTGGTTTTTGCTGCTGATGAAGATCCAAATGTAAAAAATAAAATTTACATAGTACAATTCATCACACCTGACACTGTGCCTCCTTTAATTGCACAGCCTATCATACACTTGGTGCTGGCCGAAGATGGAGAAGTGTTGACGGATCAATCAACTGTGTGCTTGGCAGGCAATACCTATCCTGGCGTGACTTTTTGGTATGATGGTGTTGAGTGGACTGAAGCACAACAAAAAACTGCTGTACAACAAGCACCGTTGTTTGATGTGTATGATTTAAATGGCATCAGTTTTGGCAATAGAGCCACATACCCTTCTAGTACATTTACAGGTAGCAAATTGTTCAGCTATGCAATAGGCGACACCACTATACTAGATCCTATATTGCAGTTCCCGTTGCAGTACTTAAATATCAACAACGTTGGTGATATTGTGTTTGAAAACAACTTGTACAAAGATACATTTTTGTACGTAGAAGACAATGTGTCAACCACACTGGATATTAGCTCAGGCGCTGCAAGAGAATACGCAACTCGTACT